GTCAAGTTCCTGGCGGAATGCAACAACGGCATCTTCAATTTCTGTTGATTCTTCTGCGGTGGCCTCCTCAACGGTGACCTCCTCAACTTCCTCAACAATAACGTTTTTAGCAATCTCTTCATGCTTCTCGTCAATGTAAGTGGTAATTTCCTCTCGCATAACAGAAAGCTTTTCATCAACGACTGCGGCTAACGCTTCTTTAATGGTTTCAATATCCATATCAATCATATCTCCTTCAGAATCTTCGGAAGAGTCGTCTTTATCCAACTCTTCGAAGTTGTCTGATGCGAAAGTTAAATCGTCATCTTTATCATCAACGAGCCAATTGACAAAACGACGTAGAAGAGAAACTTTCTCCTCAACAGAGAAGTTACTCTCAAGGACGTTTGTATCAACTGATTCATCAATCACATTTTGAAGATTATCATAATTTTCATTCTTTAGCAAATCTTCATTACTTTCAATGTCATTTTGATCATTTTCTAATGCGTAATAGAGCGTTCCATCACCATCAGACTTAATTAATTCAACAACTGCTGCCGGATTGGCAGGGTTGTCTACAATACTAACTTCACCGAGTTCGTATTTCTTGATACGGGTAATAGGTCGTCCAAGTTCTTTAGTTAACTCTTCATCCCTGACCCGCTCTAGGATTCTGCCCCCGACCGAAAATGCCGATAAGGTACCATCAAGTATTTTTTCCCAAGTGGACTGTGCCCCTTTGGAAATATACGCAGATAACTGCATAGCTTTATGATCCGAACCTTCAAAATCAAGATTGATAGGTTCATAGTCAACAGCTTTACCAACGGCAATAGGAGCATGCATTTCTCTGATGTTTCCACGCCACGCCTTAAAGGCGGTTAGTGTCGCATCAAATTCAATGATGTCTCCAGATTTATCGATATTATCGGCAGTGGCAATACCAGTAACAATGCGCTCTTCCTGCTTGATCATGTCAATAGGGAAAGTCACATTGAATGTGTCATTTTGCATAGTTTGCCCTCCTATGTATTGAATATACTATTTATTGCATAAAAACGCAAGTTGTGTTACGAACCTGTCGCGAATACACGGCAGTTAACGGCAGTAGTCTTGACTTCAAAACTATGGTGGTTTCCGGGTATAGCAATATAAGTAGTGCCGCCAGGTGGTATTGCAATTCTGCGCTGGTCAGTTGAACCGCCATCAAACTGTATTGTACCGGCGGTCGTCGCATGTGAATTCCATACCCATAAACAACTTATCGAAATATGGTCACCATCAGCAGCCGTAATCTGAATTACTCCATCAGAGTCCTGATACCCGTCGGGGGTGCCCCACCAGACGATAGATTCCATTCCATTATAAGACATAGTGTCCTCCTTTATTCATCTTGCGCTTCTCCGCGCTCTCGCCTTTCGCCCGTGTCCGCTGTGGGGGTTTGGCCACCTTCGCGATCCGGGCCAGCCCTTTCTGGCGAGCCTGACTGAGCATTATCATTTTCTTCCGGTGCCCCGGGTTCCTTTGATTGCTCTTCTTGATCAATCTCAAGTTGAGCCATACGTATTCTTGATGGGAACGGAAGAATCTCATTCCCCCCATGCCTTTGCGGTAGGCCAAGTTCCTGCCTAACCTCATTGGGCGAGATAACCTCTGTTCTGAGGTATCTGTCGTTGATTCGAGATTGAATATCGTCATCAATAAGGTCAATCGTTTCAAATCTAAACGTGACTAGATCGGTAAACTCTTTAACGATTCTATTGAATCTCTTTTCTATAATCGCCTGGTCTGGACCGACGACTTGAATTTTGAAAGTCTTATCGGCATCTCTAGACACAGCAAGGTTTGCATTGTCATAGACGCCGACCTTCGGAGCAGGAACTCTGTTGCCGACCAAGATTTCATCTCTGTTCGCCTTACGATACTTATCAAAAGACGAGTCCTGTACTCCAGCTTCTAGTTTCTCAAATCTAATATCTGAGTCTTGCCCCATTGACGGGGGAAGCGGAACAATCAATGTTCCATGATGTTTGCCTTTTACTTCTTGGCGGAAATAATTTACAAGTTGCTCTTTGGATTTTTGACTTAGCTTCGCTCCCTTCAATACGATTGCATATCTTGGAATTGCTTTATTCTCAAAGTAATCAATATTATACTCTTTAGCAAACTTATCTCCAACTATTGCAGCCGCAGAAGGAACTGCTGGCGGCACGCCATAGTATGTATTATTCGGACTATATGATTTGAAATGGATTATCTCATTGGGCGCTCCATCATTATTGACAGGATCCTTCCCTTCTAAATCCTGGAAGTTTCTAAAGTAAACGGCTTTTGCCTTAGAACTGTTTGCCAACTGGATGTACCCATCTTTGTTGCGCCTAACACGCACAAGCACAGCTGGGACATGTCCTATATATCCGATCTTTCCGTCATTGCTTCTTCCGATCTCCACGTAACCATTTCCAACGGTAAGATAATCGTTCCAAACTTTAATCATAGTTTCGATAAGTGTTTCATCTTCATTAAAGTTATCGAACATCGCATCCATTCTACGTTTAACTCTATCGATGTCATCCCTTGTTTTAGCCGTCTTAGCCTCGTCGGTCTGGGACTTCTCCAACTTTCGTTGGGCTTTCTTGCTGTCATCGAATCTATATCCAAGAGCAACCGTATTCATAGTTCTTGCATTTACTGCAGCATAATGAATAGAACTTTGTTCATATAATTCTGCCAGTGTATTTAGATCATAGGGCGGAACCACAACATCAAACAACGCATATCCATCCAATGTTTCCGGGTCAACATACTTACTCTTTGCACCATCTCGACCCTCTCCCTGCTTAATAAGCCGGCCTGCGCGACGTTTCATCTTTGTTGACTGAGAAGACACCGCGACTTTTCTAAATCTATCATCATTTTTAGAAACGACATCGAATCCAATATAGGATACGTCATCAATTTCCACAACTGCCTCGTCGTCTTCAACAAACTGTGTTGCCATTAAAACCCTCCGTTCATCCTTTTAGCAGGATCTAATATTTCTTCATATTCGTCGGGGATCAAACCATCAAGGAGTCTACCCTTCTGGTGATCCAACTCGTCATCTGAAACTTTCCGTGCCCCCGGGACCCAATGCGGCTTGCCGCCTGCATTATCTGACCAGTAGGCGGCAGCTTCAGCCACCATGCGCTCAATTTTATAATTTCCAACAGGACCCTCGGCGCACAGGATATTTTTATCGGCATCCATAAGCAAGGTACCGTCTGGCAGCTTCCATGCACAGATCCCAAACGCCTGTTGAGGAACCGCGAGGCCACCCCTGTTTACATAATTACTACTCATATGATGATGATACCACAGAAATCGTAAAAAAGCATCAACTTTTAGTAATTTTCGTCATCAAATTGAACAAAATGTACCAATTTTCCATGCAGTTCTGACACAGAGTTGAACGAAGCGGGGATTTGTTCCCTTCTCGTAAACTCCAGTGTTTCAATTTCTCCAGTCTCATGACATATATAGTCTTGAGAATATGGTTTATTCATAGTTACAAAGCGCAGGTTATGCAGTCAGAGTCGTCAATTTTACAAGATTCAGTTTCAGTCTCTTCTTTTGCTGAATTCAACACTTGCTCATGACGAGAACCATCTCTATAGATGGTTATTCCTTTGCACCCGCGGCTATAAGCAAGACGATACAACTGATCGGTTTCATTAAATGAATAATCCGCAGGGCAGTTGGTCGTTTTGCTAATTGCAGAGTCAACCCATCTTTGGGCGACTGCTTGGATATTAATATGATCTTCCGGGTCAAGATCCTTACTGGTCACACAGTAGTCTGGTAACTGATCCAGATCTAAATCAAGATCCTTGATAACCGGCACCACCTCAGTGTGAACTCCAAGCCTGCTTGTTCTCGTATATTGCCAATCAAAGTATGGTTCGATCCCAGTGCTGGTGCCCATCATAGTTCCAGTTGTCCCAGTCGGTGCAACCGTAAGTAGACAGACATTTCTTATTCCATACTTTTCAATATCATCTCTAATCTCATTGTTCATTCCGCGCATATATCCAGACTGCAGATACTTATCTGCTTTGAACTCTCTGAACGCGCCCTTTTCCTTTGCGAGCTCGATGGATGCTTTATATGCCTCTTCGGCTATAGTCTCAAAAAGCGCATCGACAAATATCGTTGCCTCTTCAGAACCATACCGAAGTCCCATTCTTACAAGCATTTCGGCAAGCCCCATCACTCCCAAGCCAATTCTGCGATTTCCGCGATGATTAACGTCAATTTGTGGGAAATGATATTCATTAACATCAATGACATTATCAAGCATACGAACAGATGTTCGTACAACACTTTTAAGTTTTGTAAACATGACATCTCCTACGTCATCAATAAACTTCCCAAGGTTAATAGCTCCTAAAGTGCATACACCATACGCTTCAAGAGGCTGTTCACCGCATGGGTTAGTTGCCTGCAGTCTGGCGAAGTACCATGAGTTACTCATCTTGTTGGATCTGTCAATGAAGTGAAGTCCAGGTTCGGCAGAAGACCACGCTGATGCGACAATCTCATTCCATATCTTTATGGCAGGGATTGTATCATAAACAAAAACCTCTTTGCCTAAATCAATCCACTTCTTTAAGTCTCCATCCCAAAGTTTGTCGTACTCTGGATCGGTTGTATCTGGAAAGACCAGATCCCAACCTTGTTCAGCCTCGAGGGCCATCATAAATTCGTCAGTGATGCAAACACTCATATTACTATTTTCAAATTCTCCGGGCTGGTGCTTTGCATTGATAAATTCCATAACGTCGGGATGCCACACATCAATCATAAGCATAGTAGCGCCTCTACGTGAACCGCCTTGTTCAATTAAGCCAGTAGATAAGTTGAACATCTTTCCCCACGAAACAGCACCAGAACTGATGCCATTTACTCCAACAACTTTAGAATAGCGCGGACGAAGACTGGACAAATTGATACCAACGCCTCCACCCCTTGAATGAGTTTCTGCCATTTCCTTAACGCTGTCCATGATCCCGCCACGCGAATCGTCTGGCGCCGGAAGCACAAAACAGTTCTGGAGCGTCAGCCCCTCTTGGCCTGCCCCAGCCAGGATACGGCCCCCTGGGATAAAGTAATCAAATAATATATCCTCAAATTCTCGGACCAGATCTTCCTTCAGATGCGACTCTTCGCGTTCGCACAGCGCCTTAGCGACACGCTGTTTAACTGCATACGGATGTAACTCTAGTGGCTTTGAGACAAGATCCCACTCAATCGTCACATATTCTCCGTCCATCAATTCGATAATCGCAGTTTTATTTTCTTCAACAACGTCAACGATCAGGCCAATCTCTTTCTGAGGCCAACTAGGATCACGATTTACTGTTGCAAGGACCATATCCCCAATAAACAGTTCCCCTTTGGGAGCTTTCAATGTATAACGGTCAAGAAATATTTTATAGCCCTGTAATCCGCTGTCCCGAAACAGCTCTGGATAATCAATTATCCAGCCTTTTTCATTATCATTTTTTTTAATCAAAGTCACCGGTGCGGTGATTTCATTCGTTGTTACGGGAGACGTAACCAGAGCCATCATGCCCTCCTTATATGTTGTAGGTTTCTCAAGAGATGAGTATACAATACTACCACTCCAATGCTTTAGTAGCGAATACATACCTGCTGGTCAGAGACTTATTTAACTTTTTTTTGAAGCGGCCTATCCGGCCAATTCCAGCAGGGAGATCATCCTATCACAGATGTCGTCCCACGACGACGAAGCGCGAATAATTCTTGCTGAATGAGAAGCTTCCTGTCTATATTGATGATAATTTCCATATACATCGTGTAGCAGTTCTGGTAGAACTTCGTAGTTTGGTTCAATCCAAAGACCTAAATCCTCTTCAAGAAACAAACTCCCATCTGCCAGAATTGGTCGAGCCTCTTCCCAAGTGTGTTCCCAGTGCACTGTGTGCTCATAATAATCAGCACATCCCGTCAGATGAGTTGTTATCGCTGGCATGCCTGTAGCGACAGCCTGGTATGGTATCAGGCCAAACCCCTCTCCGTTACTCGGATAGATTAGAGCATTGGATTTATAATACAGTCGCTGATACTGCTCCAGCGGTAGAAAACTGTCTACCAATAGTATTCGCTTATCATACCAATCTTTTCCTCGAATTTGCGTAGTGTCAATATCTGTTGTTGTCTTTACAATCAACTTTACATTCTCTGGTAGGTCGGCCTCTAGAAATGTACGTATAGTCTCATATACAACATCAAAGAATATATCACCTCCATTATCTAATAAAAAATAGAAATCATCAAGCACTTCTCTGTCAACAATATCCCAATCTAAGGATACGCCATGTGGTAATACTTGAACATCATGTTGAATGCCATTATTAATGTAAACTTCTTTTACAAAATCTGAGGTGGCCCAAACTGCATTGCATCTGTTTAAATTCTCAATCTTACGCTTTGGAATTTCAGTGAATTCCCAAGGAGCATATCCAATGTTACACTCGTTTCCATACTGGTAGTATTCTGGACAAGAGAAGTTAATATGATATCTAGGAGTACGATTATTGTATCGTACAGGTACAAATATTTTGTTGAGGGCTGCAATTAATCTGAGGGAAACCTCAGTGAATCCAGCACTCTGCCAAGTAAGTCCACTAATATCATTAGCTGGAGGAGTAAACCAACTTATACCATGCTCTACTAAATACTCTAATAAAGCGAGTTCAGTTTTTCCAGTCAATACATTCAACGCCCTTCTCCATTAGTTGGGCCGCCTGGTCTCTGGTAATTTCACAAACAATAGGCTGGTCAGACAGTACACACTTCGTTGCTGCCATGTAATAATCATCCAGCTTTGTTATAGAAATTTGCCAAGGGTGAATGCATATCGATTTATCACTGTTGTCATTTTCTATGATAGCGATAACTTCCATGTATCTATAATACCACCTATATACTCATATAACCATAAAACCAGTAAACTACTGTGAACTGGCTCGCTCGCTTACAGAGACAGAGTATCACACTCTCGAAGGCAAAATGGTCAAAACGAGAAATTTCTCGTCGGCACCCCCGGCGACCCGAAAACATGATACAATCTGGTCATGGAGAGTCCGCTCGAACAAACGGTCCTTGACCACGGCAAAGTAGAATTACGAGATAGCATGGCCGACGACCTCAGCGTTGTAAATGCTGCTAGAGTATCCTTTGCGGTGCATAAAGATACAATGGAGCATCAGGATAAACGTCTAATACATTTTTTGATGAGGGAAAAACACGGCACTCCATTTGAACATGCTGTATTCAAATTTTATATCAAATGTCCTATATTCGTCGCGCGAGAATGGATGAGGCATAGAATTTCTTCATATAATGAAATGAGCATGAGATACTACGTACCAGAAAATATAGACTTTTACATACCAGAAATGTCCGCTATACGTCGCCAAACAGGAAAGCCAGGGGCATATAACTTTAAAGAAATAGAAGAAGATGGGACTAAAGACGAAATTAAAGGGGAAATGGCTGCGCTGTACGATGCCGCCTACGAATCCTACCAGACATTATTAGATCTAGGCGTAGCAAAAGAGCTGGCTCGATCCATACTTCCAGTAGGACAATACACAGAATTTATATGGACTGTCAATGCGAGATCATTGATGAACTTCATCTCGTTGCGTAATGACAGCAACGCCCAGCATGAGATCCAAGAGTACGCTATGCTTATTGAAGAAATATTTGGTATACTTATGCCAGTAACGCATAATGCATTCATTGAGAATCGGAGAGTAACACCATGAAAGGGCTTATAGCATTTATGGCATATCTAATGGCAATAGCAATATTGCTAGCCCCTGCGTATATCGGGTTGCGATTGTCTGGCATCGAGTTGCCATTCTACGCAATCCTTGGTATAGGTATATCCCATCATCTAATTTGCACACTGATTCACGCAGCAGTGGTTACTCGCAAAAAGAATGATATCAACTATATAGACCCTTCATCATGGATCTCGAATTAAAGAATCAAAAGATTCTCTGCCTAGCAGAGTCACATTTTAATTCGATAATAACTTTACAAAGTTTTTTTGAATTATTAGACGAAAGTATTACGTTATTTTTATTGCCGTATAATAAATTATTTTTTGAAATAATGTTAAAGTTGGCTGAAATATACGATATTAACATTGTCGTTAAGCATCCTAACTATGAAGATATTGATGAATTTAGTAAACTATGTGATGCATTAGCAGTTTTTTCAAACTCAGAAGATGCAGAATCAAACAATATCATATATAATATTATTAATTCAAAAGATAGTCATTATGAGCGAGTAATCGTTTATTCTGACGAGGGGGTGGAAATTCATGAGAATAATTCCTACGGATGACATTAATCTATTAGAGTTAGACACAATAGCAGCCATAATTAGGCTTGTCCCATTCGAAGATGAGTATATACCACACTTTATGTTAATGTCGAAGAATGACAAGGATGCAGCAGATGAAGTTGCGCTGGCAGAACTAGCCTCGCTACAGGAAGGTCTGTACCAGGCAGCCAATAAAATTGATGAGATGATACGGTTTCTTCTCGATAAAATGCGATTCGAAAAGCTAAAAGAATTTCAAGATATGGCACAGAAGATGCATAATATGGAACTCGAATTTGATGTGGATGCGATGCTTGAAGGCGACGAGGACGACGAGGGTGATTGAATTGATATGGTGGCTCAGTGGTGCCCTAACAACAGTTGTGGCACTGATATTGTGGTATTTATCGAAAGGGATGTTGAAGTAATGAAAAAGGGGATCAAGAATCCACAAAAGATACGAGCCAAATTGGGAGATAGCTTCCCCACAAAGAAGAGGAAGAAGAAAACTGACTGGAAGAAGGGTAAAGAAAATAAATGACTGAGGCCACTACATCGATTCCAGATGTTGTTAACGAAATCGGGACGACTGATTCCTTTGGAAATTGTTATATTATTGGAAGAGTTATTCCTAAATTCCCATATCCGACACGAAGGTGTCCGTACTGCAACTGTAAGTTAACCATCGCAAACGCAGTGCATTACTCTCCAGCTCCAGAACATTACAAGGCTGTATTTATTGATGGAAATATCAATTGCTCTGTGTATAATGAAGGAGCAAAACAATGCTATGCAAAAGTATATTATTCAAGCGAAGAGGCCGCCGCTAGGTTCTACAATGTTAAATTTCCAGTAAGACGTTGGGGCCAAAAAGAGTTGTACACAATATATAAATAATGGTAATATATAAATACAATGCCTATTAAAGCGTGCAAAGTAAAAGGTAAGCCGGGTTACAAATGGGGGGAAAGTGGTAAATGCTACACATACACTCCTGGGAATGCGGCTAGTCGAAAGAATGCAAAGCAAAAGGCTTATTTACAAGGCGCTGCTTCAAATTACAAATACGCTTTGGCAAACTGGTTGGAGCATTCAAGCGTAAACAATGGAAGCGCTTAATCTATTTGGTTTGCTTGGAATTGTTATTGTCAACGCAAGCGCAGTTATGATTGCGCATATAAAGCAACAAAAGAATAGCAGAGTGAATTATGGAATAAAGAATGGCCGTGGAGACCTGTTCTGTCAGGTCGGAAAGTTGCAAGATTCCATTATTGAAATTCGAGGCGAAGTTGCCGAACTAAAAGGGCTTATGAGAGGGCACATAGAATCCTCTCAACATGATTGATTTCTGAAGCTTAATGTGATATAATATATACAACCTCCGATAAGCGAGTACCGCACCTCGATGAGATGCGATGCGACGGTATTATCGGAGGTTTTTAATTGCCCGTGAAACCTTAAAATTTATGTAACAACTTTACATAGTCGGGTTAGGTTAAATGTTCTCAATTGAGGTGTCGTCATCGGCAATCAAGAGAAACATCCACCATGCATACCATCCCCAAATATTGATTATTTGATGGATGAAGATTCCCACGGCAAAAGCCATCATCGTGCCGGCGAAAGTTTCGGGCAACCCGATCTTTCCCCAAGGCCAATGTGAGTAAGCCAGAATATTTGTAACAAAAATGTTTTGTGAAAAAATGTTTGTTGAAGAAATGCTTGT